TGATTCCATCAACAACGGCTTGAATTTCTTTTGAAGTCTTTCTACGAAACGACTAAACTTAATTTCTTCACGAGTAATTTCACCAGATTTACCAGTTGAATACATTTGAGTTCCATCAACATCTCCCCATCGAGAAGATGGAAGTTTAAGAGTTTTGTATAACTTTTTCAAGAAATACTCAACATCTTGCATTTCGCCAAGATTTTGTCCTGATTCCAATTGTTGTACAGTTGTACCATCATTATCATCACTTTTTGAAAACCAGAAATCTTCAACCATAGCAAAGATATTTTGAGATGTATCCATAGCACCTGTAGAAGAGTCATATTTAACTCTCTTACGATATCTTTGCATTACACCTTGTACGAACTCATCTGCTTTAACTTTTGGCATTCTACCTGTCCCAATGTTCCAAATACGTCTCTCTGGAGCACGAACGATACGATAGATAACCACAGCGTCTTCTAAATTCTTTAATTGGTTATATGTTCTTACAGAGGCTTCTAAAAATCCAATAACATCATATTTATTTCGACCAAATTCCCCATAGTTAATATAAACTACTTGGTCTTTGTCAAAGTAAACATTTTCATCATCAGTTGCAGGAACTCCATAATTTTGAGAACCATCCAACACTATCGGTTTTAAAGATTGCACATATCCTTCAACCGCAGTATCCGCATAAACAGGAACCATTGTATGAGCTGGCAAAATTTTAAATCCATAAATGTCATTACCCTCATTATTTAAAATCAATTCAGCATATAATTCCCCTTCAACAATCCAACGTCTAAATAAATCCCATGCTAAATTATTAAAATTAAACACATCAGTAAGAAGATAATCCCATTGCTTTCTTATTTCATCTTCAATATGTGATGGCAACTCTTCCTTAATATCAAGTTCTACCATTTGCCCTTTTGATGATTCACACATAGCGTCATCACAAATAATATCAAGAGCGTCTGAAATTTCTGGAAATCTTGACATCTCACGATATGTAGCAATACGTTGAGCCTTATTATTAAAATATTGGTCGAACTGCACATTTATAGTAGTCATTCCATTATAAATATTATCAGCACGAGTCGGGTCACCAGTCATACCCATATCAAGTTGTTCTTGTGAGAAACCCTGACTATTAATCAATGTCTCTCTTTGCTTAAGGTCTTCAGACATTCTACCAACTCTGAAGAACTTAGCATATTTATTAAAATCAAAATATTCGCCTATACCCATTACAAACCCCTATTAATCCAAAAACTTATCTAAATAATCAATTGCAGCGTTTTCATTTTTCTTTTTTTTCTTTGTTTTACGTTTCATAGTCATACCAATCTTTGGTGCATAATTTCCACTACCACCTAACTTAGAAATATTTCCAGCAGTTGTAGTTGTTATTCCACCATCAGATGATTCATCTACTCCAGTTATATCATCTACTTGTTTTTCAAGATTTTCTTTATCAACTCTCAATTTATTTATAGCAGCATGATGTTTATCAATTTGCTCATCAATATTTTCAATATCTGCTCTTAATTTGTCAACTTTCATTTTCATTTGCTTCATATCAGCCATATTAATCTCCAGCTTTTAATGTTTTCTCGTATGCGTGTTCGATTGATGTCATCAAGATTTCGAAAAGACTATTCTTCTTTTCATAATCTCTTCCTTCAGTCAAGTCCAGAAAAACGTTTATAAATTCCTTTGAATTAACAACATTCTCTTTAAAATTTTCAACTTTTTCTTCTTTAGTAAACTTAAATTCTTTAAGATATTCTTTATAAGACATCACCATCTCCTTTGTTTTGTATTTTTTCGACAATCAGAGTATCCATCAATTGTTGGTCATTCATGTCATACTTTTCAGCAAGACGCTGAATATCCTTTTTAATTCTAATGATTTCAGCTCTTTGGTCAATACTACCTTTAACAACAATCTTATTATAAAAATCATTTTTTAGTGTTGACAAATATAAAAAACTATTCAAATTAATGAGCTTACTTCCAAGTAAACGTTTCAACTTAAATATTAATCTGTCTAACACCGTCAATGCATGTCTTTCTTCTTCACTTTCGGGATTCTTCATAACACGCCCTGCGCTATTAACTAACCCCAATTGATATGCTTTAGTTTTAACTATTGGTGTTACTAACTTCTTTATGAGTATATATGATATGATATTATCAATATTATCACGTTGTCTCATTACTTAGGCTCCACCAATACTTTAGATAAACGAGTAATTAATTTATCAATCATTTTCATTTTTTCTTTATTAACCAAATCTCTTACTTTACCCTTGACTTTTTTCAATTCTTTTCCATCACCAACATTAATATATTTTTTCAATTCAAAAGCTAAACTACTATCTAATTTTGTATCATTTGGAAAAAGGCTATCAATGTATCCTGTAAGTTTATTTATAAACTCTGGAGCAAGTGTAGCTTTTCCATCATTGTAATTATCAATATCATCACGATTTTTATCTTGACGTTTCTCAACATTTCCCACATGAATTTTATCCTTTTCACGATTCAATTGCTTACTAAGAATTGAATCTAACTCATCCAAAAATGCTTCAAATATATTTTCTTTTTCTGAAATATCTTTACTTTTTTTAGACCACGAACCTTTATTGAAAATTGATTTTATTTGATTTGGTCTAAATACTGCAATATTTTCAACTCCCTTTTCAATCACTTTTATCCCATCATATCTCATATCTTTAATCCTTTGAAAAATTAAAGGATGTTCCGACCAATAATAATCTCCTTTATTTGGAATATAATCAACTAACGGAGTTCTCCCCCTCACACCATATATCGTTTCATCACCAATAAATTCTTTTAATTTATCAACATCATTTTTATCTCCAAAATCAAACAATTTTTTTATAGATAAATACACTGGATAAATTCCACCCCTATCACTATCTGTATATTCTTGAGCAAATTTAGGGTCTGGTGTAAAAAACACAACACCTAAATTAGCAAAACTCTTTTTAGGATTGAAATTTTTAAAACCGGGTACTCTCGTACCATGATACATTTTTCTTGGAGTTCCATCATCATTAACAATAACAGATTTACCAAACCATTTTTTAAATTCATCAGTTTCTATATTTTTATTTCCCATTTTCTACACCCCATGATATTGTGTATTACCACTTTCATCTATATATTCTAATAATTTTCCAGCCGTGGATTGTAACCAACCCTTAAGAATAATAGAATCCTCTCCCTTTACAGTATGTATTCCATGTGTTGCTTCTGGAATGTAAATTTTTGTATGGTGTGTTGGACACAACATAATTCTATTTTTTCTTTTATCAAAACCGCCATGTTCGACTGGAACAATATGATGGTCGTTTATCTGACTTCTATATTTTGTTTTATAAGTACAACCCGGGAATTCACAAACAAACATCAAAATTATTTTCCCTTCAATTTAAAATATTCTGGTTCTCCATCCATCAATTCAAATTTGATATCAATCTTTACACTATCTTTACTTTCAACTGACAATTTAGGAAATTTTACATTTCTAACTTTCAAAGTGGGAACCCATTCACTTTTAATTTCGAACATCCAAGGTCTAACAAAATTATTACTATCCTCTTTTCCAATTTTATATGGATGACCATCATATGAATAAAAAACAACTTTCAAATCACCACAATCTATTTCGCACATCCCCTGATATTCTTTATTCAAGCCTTTTTGATATCCACTTTCATCAGAAAATTCAACTTTATACATCAACGGTTTATTATCACTTTTCATATAATCAAGCTCTGGAATTTCCACAGATAATACTTTATTTGAATCAATGTTAGGACCACTCAATTCAAACATATATGTCCTTAAAACATCACCTTCTTTTTTACTTTCAGATAATTTCTTACCATCACAATTTAAAAATTCAAGTCTACATTCTCCAACAGGGATTTCAAGTACATAACTCATATTATTTTTTCTCCCTTAAATTTAATTTTTTAATAGTAATCTTAACACCAGATTTTCCTTTTAATTCATCCTTAAACTTTTCAAACTCATCATCACCCTTTAATGTATTATCATCATATAAATCATCAAGCTCTTCAAATTTAATTATTTTTAATTTTCCAAAATCAGATTCAACAACATCACCCAATTTATATTTTTTAGCTTCATCTGAAAATCTATGTGTAACTACATTTAAATTATTATCAAATCTATGTTTTATATTATTGTATTCATTTTTCGGAAATGACATAACACCTTCACTTATGCCAGCACTACCAGCATGTGGAGTATCTAATCCATACCATCCGGGTAATGATTTCATATCTTTTTTCTTTTCTTTACGAATCTCATCATTTGTTTTTTGAAACAATTTATTAAGTTCTTCAAATACTGACATTATTCGCCTCCACCATCACCACCGGAATCTCCATCACCGCCACCATAAGGAGGTGAAGTATAATAGCCGATATACCCACGGTATAAATTCTTTTTTCGTTTCTTACGTTTCTTTCTTTTTTCTTCTAACTGTTCGGATTTTCCCATTTCCGAAAATGCTTCATCTTCCATCTTTTTGAGACGAGTATAGTAATCCTTCAATTCTACAAGGTGGTCAAGAGCTATCTTGCGAGCTATCTTGCGAGCTATCTTGCTATCAGATGTGTGTTCCATTTCAACTTCAATTCCCAATTCCAATTCTTTTGGGTCAACATCATCTTCAGTTATTCCGTTTTCAACTGCCATTCCAGAATCCATAAAATCTTTTTGAAAATCAATATCTTCATTCTCATTTAAAAATCTATTTAAATAATCCTTCACACCCATAATTACCTCTTATTTAGTTTACTCCTAATATTATTTATATTTTCATATATAATTTCTATTTTATCTAAAAAATCATTGACATCATAATCCAATTTCATTCTATTACAAATAACACAACATGGAACCACATTATCTTGTGTATATCCTTTACTTGAATCAATTCTATCCAATCCATTATAAACATATTCAGAATGTTTACTTTTAGATTTCATTATGGATAATGGTTCAGAACCACAATAAAAACAATAAGAACTTGTTAATTTTTTAAATTCTTCTAAAGTAAATCCTATATTATCATGTCCTAATTTTTTATTTCTATGATTATATCTACTATATAATTGTCTTAAACCAACAGTACTTTCTTTATGTCTATAAATTCTCAAACATCCACAACTTTTAGTATGACCAGATTTTAAATATGAAACTCTAACATCAATAACTTTACCACAATCACATAAACAATTAGCCATAAGCATTCTATTATTTTTAAATATCTTTAAAATTTTTAAACGACCGAATTTTTCTTTAAGTAATTTTTTATAATATTCGTCTCGTTTAAGTTGTTCATTTTTATATTTAATTTCTCTGTTTTTACGAATCTCATTTTGTAAACAACCACAACTTTTAACTGAACCACGTTTTATATTATTAGCCAGAACAACTTTTTCACCACCACAATCACATTTACATTTCAACATTATGTGCCTATTCTTATCTCTACCTTCAATAGACACAACAACTAATCTTCCAAACCGTTTCCCAATTAAATCATCCTTTTTGCCTTTCATAACAACTCCTGTATTGTTTATTCCTGAATTTATTAAAAGAGAGAACATAGTCAGGAAACTATTATTCGGGAGCGACCCTATCTCTCTTAAAATATTTATATATTCTTTTTAATCAATAGATGGGTCAATATGTCCACCATCGCACCATTTCGTATATTCCCCAACTAATATCACTAAATCAAGATTTACACTACCAGATTCACGTTCGATAGTCATTGCTATCGTATCTGGAAATCCCCCACGTCTTCTCGCCACCGCAAAAGGAAAATACAAATCTTCTTCCAACCAGCATAATTCATTCTCTACAGCAGAAGCACTTGACACGATTGATAATTCATTCGGATGTGTTGCAGGAGCACTCACATCACTATCATAAACAGAAGAATACGGTTCTGCATATGTGTATCTAATAGTGTAATTAAATACACCTGTAGCATCGGGTCTAAAACCTATTTTAAAATTCGCAGGACATGACGTGTCCATATCTAATGGCAATACGCCAGTAAATCCTACACGCATACCATCGCCTGTAAATGCGTTTTCTGTGAATCCAATATCAAGATTATCGGAATAATACAAATCACCATCACCCGGATTTGTTGACGCTTTCTGTAAACCTGCAATTGTCCAAGGCAATTTTGCGATAGGTCTTGCTCTACCAAAATATTCTCCCCACCCATCACTATTAATTTCTGCACGATTTGAATGTAGCTTTGTTTGGTCAAAAATTGGTAATGAATCAAATGGACTATCAATTCTCCATCTAATCCAAAATCTATCTACTCCAGAACCAATTGGGTCATTTTTACCCCACCTAATTCCCTTTAACTCTTTATTATCATATCTTAATTGATATGAACCCGCAGGTATTTGTAAATTATTACCATATGGTGTGTATGGAGAACTTGAATCTGTTAAAAATATATTAAAAGGTTCCCAAGTCGAAGATAGTTTATTATAATATTCAAACGCAACATCAGTGCCTGATAAAAATCCCGCTGATACAGTCATTAATAATTTTACACCAAGATGACCAAAATAATTACCATCTCTTATTAAATCCGAAGCAAAATATATTGCACTATCAATCTCATTAGTTGGGAATGTAAACTCATTACCATCACCCGCAACTGAAGCAGATGAATATAAATTAGTATAAGCAGACGTTGACGCATTATAACCATACACCATCATACCTTGAACATAACTATCTCCCTGCCCAAATACCGATTCAGCAGGAAACTGAGATGTACCAACGTGCAATTCTCCCTTAATTTCAGTTCCATTATCACCGGGGAAATCACTTATATATTGTCCAATAATATCACACGTTCCACCTATTGATATTAAATCTTCTCTAAAACGACACCCATTAATTCTAATTGTAGTATCATTTCCCCCAATTAAATCATAATCTGTGGAATCGTTTATAGCGATTGAATATAACCCAAGTGTAGCAGATGTATCAACAATAAACGCAGATGTACAATTGCTAACAATACCACCGACACAAAAAACTTCTGAATTATTCTCACAAGTAATAACATTATTTACATTATCAACAATAATATTATTAACATTAATTGTTGAATATTCATATGCATGAATACAATCTATAATATTTGTTGATATACAATTTAAATTACTAACATCAACCTTAGAATTAGCCCCCGATGTTATAACAATATCTGTTATTATTGTAGATTTCTCAACTACTATTCCATTAATAGCAAGTTGACCAGAATCAACTAAATATCCTGTTCCAATAGTACCTATTAACAACGAATTATTAACAGACATTTGAGCATCTACATTATTAACATGATATCCAATATCACTATCTTTAATATGATTATTTTGTGATATAAACATGCCAGAAACTTCCATACATATAGTTGGGACATCCAATGAAGATGTGCCATTTAATGTGAATCCCCAAAGTTCTGATTCGTCACAAGCAGAAATTAAAACATCATCATTCAGAGCATTTATTATTGTTGCTTCAGGTTTACCATTTGCTACCAAATTAACATGGTCTTTCATAATAAGGGGATTATCTTCTGTATATTTTCCCGGATTGACAACAACAACATATCTATTGTTAGACGAATTATCTGTAATAGAATCTAATGCAGATTTAACCGTTCTATATGGTTTTGATAATGTACCCGTTGCAGTTCCATCATCACCAGAAACAGAAACATTAATTACATTATTTGTTAGTTGGGATGCTGTGCTCGCTGATAATGTCGCAATATCATTTTCTATCACATTCAAATCATCACTTGCATCCCAATATGAATTAGCAGATGTATAACGTAAAATATATCCATCTTGTGGTGTTGTTCCATCAACATCCCTCAAATCTTGTAAACAATTATAATGTTTGAGTTGTAATAATATTCGTCCGTTAATATTATGACTTTCTATAACAACACCAATACGTTGTCTACCATACGGTGCTTCAGGTTCTGCTGATGTGTAATAACCCGCTGAAACAGTTGATAAATACAAAATCGTACCAATTGGATAATCCGATGTATCTAAATCACCAACCACGCCATCAGTTGTAATAAAACCTTCTTGGTTGTCAGGAATATCATGTGTTGCCAATCCCGCAACAGGAAATCCACAGTCAGCCGATGTAGCAATGGATAAAACACCTTTAGGTCTTTGTCCTTGAGCACCAGAAACGGTAACTGCTTGTCCATTTAATATAGTACTGCCTGTTTTATTTACTATTCTGATATATAATTCTTGTCCAATTTGTAAAGTTACATCGTTTTGGTCATTATAGATACCCACTGATTTATTTTCATAATCATAAAACATAAGACCTTCTGACCACGCAGGATTTGATGCTGAAGTAAATTCTGTGTTAAATTGTACTGTGTCAAATGGTTGTCCCCAACCTTCATCATCAGTAATTTGTGAAGCACTTATTGAATTTTGATTTAACCCAAGTCTAACATAATCACCACTAAGAGTATATGATATCTCTTCAGTAGTTCTTAATACACCAGTTGCAGAGGATATACCAAGATACCCCGGAGTTGCAACACTATCAACCGCTACTTTATCATTAACACCACCACTTAGTGTGATATCTTTTGTTCTCCACTCACCATCTAATTCGTCCCAAAATATATATTGACCATCAGTAGCAGACGTTGTATTGACATTCCCTATATCACCAAGTCTATCTACTCGTCCCGGATTATCACGAATCAATTGAATAGTTTCCTTATGTCCGAGACCACTACCCGGTTGTCCAACAATAGGACGTGGTGCAATACGTGCCATAAAGTTTGGGTCTGATTTCAATGAATTAGCCAATGCGTTTATATCAACACCAATGTCTTTTTGTTTCATATTATTTGGAATAAATTTTTCAGCCTCAATAGTTATTGCACTTTTTTGTTTTTCAATAACTTCTTTTGAGACGTAATTTTTGGGTTCAATTTTAACCTGTGTGGACTTCTTTTTAACCACAGTTTTTTTCTTAGGAGTAGATTTCTTTTTAGCTTCTTGTAAAGATTCTTTTTCTTTTGAAGCCTTAGCGACATTCTCAAAAATATCTTTTAAGTCATTTTCGAACTTTTTTTGTTCAATAAACTCATTATATTTATCCTTTTTATTATTTTCCATTTTAAAGTACCTACCAAAAATGAATGTGTAAAATACATATTTAAAAAGTATTTATATTATTTACCAATTCGCAAATGGGTCATCACTCCCTTTTTCCTCTGGCTTTGGCTTATAAATAATATTTTCTTTCTCAACATCAATAGAATTTGAAATATCAAAAATATCTTCATCTTTATTTGTAAATGCTGATATTGTTGTTGCAGAAAGACTATCAGATAATTCAATACCTTCATCTTTATATGGTTTAACTACAAATTCCCACATGTGTTGTTTTGATTGGAGAAACAATGCGACTTCCTCTGCGACTTCTGTAATCTCATAAACATAATCATTATATTTTGCCATGATGATATCACCGATTCTTGGGATGACTTCTGGTCCTCCACCCGGTGATTTAGAAGCAGCTCGGAAATGTCTTTTCGCACAATACATTGAAAAATTATCTAATCCTTCAATTCCAAACTTTGTCCACATTTTATCTTCACGAGGAAGCTCATACAATACCATAAAATCGAATTTCTTTATAAATCTTCTATTATTATCCTCACCAAACAAATAATCATATGACGTATCATATGATGTTTGGTAATACTCCATACACACCCCGTGTTTGTTTATTGCTTCTGTCAATAACAAATCAAAGAGTTTCTTATCCTTTTCATATCCATTGCGAAAATCAAAATATTGACTTTTACCTCTTGGAAAACTATCAAAATTACCCATTTTTAAATTCCTTTTGTAAAATTGAATCTATATTATCAAATTCAATATATGGGATTCTAATTAATTTTATATTATTTCGAATACAAAAATCAGACTTTATATTATCTCGTTTTTGTCTAACAGCAAAATTCTTTTCACCACCATAAAACTTTATTGGTTTATAATGTTGTTCACCATCATATTCAATACACATATTATATTCAGGTAAATAAAAATCAAATTGTAAAGGTTTTTTCTTACCACGACATCGTATATCTGAATATTGTGAAATAAATTTTATACCATTTTCGACTAAAAATTTCTCAATTTCATTTTCACCTTTTGATAAACAACATTTAGGACATCCATGACCACTTATATGTGAATTTGGAGTTTGACTAAAACATCCATGCTTTTTACATATAATTTTGATTTTTTTATTATGTGAAACATATTCAACAGCCGAATAATCATATATTTCACCATGTGTATTTTTTGCCCGACTTATAAATTCATCTGTTGTTAATCTAACCCCACCATTACATTTAGGACACCCTCTACCATTATAAACATGATTACTATAATTTTGTTCAAACATCCCATGTTTTTGACATATAATCTTTACCTTTATATGAGAAAGTTTATATTCAACTAAACTATAATCATATTGGTCACCATGAACTTTTCTTGCTTTTTCAATAAATTCTTCCGTTGATAATCTTCTTCTACTCATAATTTTCTCCTCGTACGAGTTTTTAAATAAATGAGAAGTAATCCTTACTTGTACAAGTTTCAGGAAATGGTTTGCAACCCACTGTCCTTCTCATGAATATTTATATTCTATTTTCTTTTTCACTATATGGTAAAAATGTTTTATTTACCCATTTAATAAAATATTTTCTATTTTGACTATATCTAAAATGAACACTTCTAATAAAAGCACCCAATCCTTCTTTTTTAATAAAATCATGATGTGAACAATACTCATTATTCTTCTCAAATGGTGATAACAAATAAAAATACACACCACTAAACTTATTACATTTCTTATCTCTATTCCATTCATAATGAAAACGAACAGTTATAAACGAATCAATAGGATGATTCTCACCTTCATTTCTTTTACAAAAACGAATAAATCTTTTTATCATTTTATTAAACTTCATATAAAACTCCTTTTACCCCCAATTTGCAAATGGGTCATTAGAACCCTTTTCTTGTGCAGGTGGTTTGTAAATATATTTTTCTTTCTCAACATCAATAGGATTTCTAATATCAAAAATATCAGTCGATTTATTAGCATACGCTGACAACGGAGAAGCACTAACATCCCCAGTCATTGCAACAAATTCGTCTTTAAATGGTTTCACTATCAATTCCCATGTATAACGTTTATCTTGGAAATACATTCCAGATTCTTCTTTCACTTCTACAATTTCATAGATATTAGAATTAAACTGTGCTTGAATCAAATCACCCTGTCTTGGAATCCATTCTCCTGAAGTCACATAATTAAAATGCTCTTTAGACATGAACATACTAAAATTATTTAATCCTTCTATTCCAAACTTATTCCATTGTTTATTTTCCCGAGGTAAAGTATAATAAACTTGAACATCAGACCAATAATCAGAAAATACACGGTCATTCTTCTCACCCCATATCTTATCACTTGCACTCACATCATATCTCATCTTATAATAATAACATGGAACACCAAAATTATTATACACTTCCATTTGAAGTACCTGAGCAAGTTCTCTTTCCTTGTCATAATTTGTATTACATTTAGTAAACCATTTATTAGGAAGAGCCGGATAATCTTCATATCCAAATCTTTGCTCTATTTCAATATTAATAAATGATTTTTCAATTACCCATTCGGACTGTGTACTGAAAACATCAACATTTACTTCAACTACAGTTGGACTTGCTTCAATAACAAAATCTTGAGGGGTGGCACTTATAACAATGTCATCAGGACATTTCTCGAACCACCCATCAGTAAATACGTCTAATGCGCTTCTAAATTTCCCTGTGATTTTATCAAACCAACCACCAGTGAATACACCGAGTGAATCACCCTTTCTTATTCCCATTAGACCATCCTATTTAATCTATTCTTGTTCTTAAGTCATCAACTCCACTCAATGCAAACGCAGATGTGCTATTGTTTTGTCTATAATATGTGAACAAATCAAGTGCACTTGTAAAAACAATTTGTCCAATAGCTTCTGCTAATAAATCAGAAAGAACGTCAGTCACACTTTTATTTCCATCAATTGTTGCAGATAACAATACTTCATTTGCAACATCATTTATTTCAGTCAACAATTCATCTTTAATGATATCAGCATATGCAGATGTTTGTATACCAAGGTCAACCAATGCATTAGCACAATCTGCTGAAACATTAATCTCATCCAAGTTATTTGCAGAAACACTTTGTCCTGAAATGTCAACTTCATCTAAATTACTTGCTGAAGCAACAACAAATTGACCTGTAATATTAATCTCATCCAAGTTATTCGCAGAAACACTTTGTCCTGAAATGTCAACTTCATCAAGATTATTTGCTGAAACAGAAACTATTTCATCCAAATTAGAAGCTGAAGCGACAACAAATTGACCTGACACATCTACTTCATCTAAATTATTTGCTGAAACACTTTGTCCACTAATATCAACTTCATCAAGGTTATTTGCTGAAACTGATACAATATTAATTTCATCAAGATTATTTGCTGAAACACTTTGTCCACTAATATCAACTTCATCCAAATTAGAAGCTGAAACTGATACAATATTAATTTCATCAAGATTATTTGCTGAAACACTTTGTCCACTAATATCAACTTCATCCAAATTAGAAGCTGAAACACTTTGTCCACTAATATCAACTTCATTAAGATTTGTAGCTGAAACATTAATACCATTATTATCAGTTGGTATTTGGTCAACAGCAGCAGAAGTTTCCAATATGTTTGTATTGATTGTAACTTGTCTCGCAGATGTACCCATATCAGAATAAATATTATTTAATTTATCATCAATTGAAGCCTCTACACCATCAACACGACCCATAGATTCTCTAATAATATCCTTATTTGTATTATTATCAGCAAGTGTTGTTACCCCCGGTGTTTGTTCCAATATAATAGTTGTTCGAGAATTATAAAGCACTTCACCATTTTCTTCATACCCAAATGTTGCAACCCATTGGTTGTTAACTTCTGAAGCAGAGAGTTTATAAAATAAATGATAATATCCAGTATTAACTTTCACCATTTCATAATATTCTGGTTGAAAATTAACATTTGTTCCTGAAGTTGCAGGTGTTGTAGTCGCAACATCATCATATAACTCATTTTTGTAAACAGTGCCAGAAACAGCTTTAATCTAGATGAGCAACCAACTCATATGGATAATAACCAGATTCAGGAACAATCGCTTGATTTGGAACAGTTGCTTTAAATCGAGTATTAACCAAAATAGCATCAATATCATTTTTACCCGCAATGATATCAGCAGGTGGTAATACAGAAACTATTGTATCCACATTATTATCAACAACTTGTAAAGCAGCCGATGTAGCTAAAGGAGTTAAATCTATATCAATTTCATCAAGGTTATTTGCAGACACTGCCTGACCACTGATATCCACTTCATCTAAATTTGAAGCAGAAGCCACAACATACTGACCTGTAATATCAATTTCATCAAGATTATTTGCTGAAACTGCTTGACCTGAAATGTCCACTTCATCTAAATTACTTGCTGAAACAGAAACAATATTAATTTCATCCAAGTTATTTGCTGAAACACTTTGTCCACTAATATCAACCTCATCTAAATTATTAGCTGAAACTGATTGACCTGAAATATCCACTTCATCTAAATTTGAAGCAGAAGCCACAACGCTTTGTCCACTAATGTCAACCTCATCAAGATTATTTGCTGAAACTGTTATACCATTATTATCAGTCGGTATTTCAGAAACTGCAGCACTAACATTATCCAAAACAGCACTTGTCGCCATATCTTTATAAATATTATCAACAACGCCATCAATAATGTCAACTTTTCCATCTATTGTTGTTACATCACTTGCGACACTTTCTAATGCAGCACTTGTAGCAACTTCTGACAAATCAACATCACATGTAACTTCATCAAGATTTGTCGCACTTGCCACTAACCCCTCAGCACCATTTGTTAATAATCCTGCTTGACCTGCACCCATACCAGACAATACCATACCATATCCAAGTCCAGCTACACCTTTTGCAACTATACCAGCATCTCCATATATGTCAAGACCGTGACCAGTACCCGGGTGACCAGATAATCCTAATCCATGTCCTTGACTTAATGCTTTAACATAGACTCCACCTTTATCTCCCTCAACGTAAATACCACGAAGAGGACTCGATATATATACAGCGTCATTTGCACCTAATGATTCAATTTTAAGACCATTAGTACCACCATATAAATTCACAGCAGCGGCTGTACTACCACCAAGCACATTTATCCCATGCCCAGTACCAAAACCTTTTATATAGACAGCATCATTAAAATTTGTAGCTTCAACTCTCAATGGTATTGCTGCGTCATTAGATTGTAAACTCAATTGTTTTAATCTCAACACAGCATCATGTCCAGATAGTGATATATCATCAATATATTTTAAATTAGCCTCATTACTCACTTCATCTAAATTTGTTGCAGACGCTTGAATTCCATCACCAACAAGAAAGCCTCCAGTAATATCAAAATCACCAGCAACATCAATACCACCAACATAAATTCCTTTAGGTAATCCAGGTCCACTACCCGGGTCAATTCTCAAGCCCGGACTATTAGTATCACCTTTAATATAAACACCCTCTTGAGTACTCGTATGTTGAATATGAAGAGCAGCACTTGTACTATTATCGTTAATAATACTCAAATTTCTAAGTGACAATGTTGCGTCATTTGCAGATGTAGATACACCTTGTATTTCTCGCAAGTCAGCTCTTAATGTTTCATCACCATACAATGCGTCATATTCTTGTTCAGACATCACCATAAATGTTGCCCACACAGGCAACGTTCCACCCTCAGAGACAGCAATATCCAATCTACCCATTGTATCTATATCAGAAGCACTTAGATTGACATCATACCATCCATTCTCATCATGAGTACCGGAAGATGTTTCATCTTTCTGAGCAAAATCTCCACCATTTTTTGATAATCGAATATCAGATTGACTCAATGTTAAACTTGTTTGTTCCGTATATCCATCAGCAGAACTCACAAACGGTCCTAATTTTACCGTTGCACTTGTATTATATCTTAAAACATTCATTCATTTTTCTCCATTTATCGTCTTCTCATTTTATAATGATGTAATGCATTCACAGGTTTATCTGTAACAGCAGGTGTATAAGAAATATCCAGTGACGCTGTTGTCAACGTTGCATAATATGAAAAGAAAACTGGATTAGCCCCAATTATAACTCCCCAATTATCATTACTATCATCCACCCAAGATTGCACCAACGTAGTTAAACTCGAACTATTAAACGTATATTCTGTATTAGAGTTAGAAGAAGCTAACGCCACCGTATCCAATTGAGTAGCCCATGCCGTTGACGCAAAGTCACTAAATTTTGGATTGGGACTTGTCCATGAAGAAGGGGCTGTTTTATCCTGCTCAAATAAATAACCTGTTTGAGCAATGGGCCAGTTATCCATTCCTAATGTAAACCTTAGCCACACATCATCAATAGTTGCACCATCTAATGCAGAAACTCCTAAAAATTGTAAAATAGTTTCATCACAATATGTACTTCCAGCTCTAAGATATTTACCAATTTGTCCAGTATTAGCACCTTTCTGAATTGGTGACGCATTTTCTAAATTTAACCACACTCTTGTTGTTGGTGAATATGTAGCACTTGGCATTTATTATTCTCCTTACGTAGTCTTTTGATATGCTTTCATAAAGGCTTCACTATCTACTTGAATCCTTAAATTAGCACCATCACAAACATTCTTATTTTCACCAAAATCAAATATATAAATAATCGTATTTTCTCCTTCAGGGTCATACATAACACTATAACGTGCCGGTCCTATATCTCCACCACTTGCAACGAAATACAAATCATCACAATGATAAGCCACCCTATTATTAGCGTCATCAACAGTTGCACTTGTACCACTCACGACAATTCCACCAGTAGGATATCCATTTCCCGATGTTATTTCATTAGCACTAACATCAGCATATGTTTGAACATCCCTAAGTACAGATTCATCATAAGTACCCTCACATAAAATTGCTTTAATTTCATCCGAATTAAAATCAACTTTCTTAGTTGATATTTGATATATAAAATAATGAGGTATTATATCTGCCATTTATCTCTCCTTAGTGTATTCTAATCCATCCATCAGTTGATAAATCAATGATAAAAGAACCATTATTTGATGATTTCTTTTCACCGAAGTGAATAGCAGTTACCAATGTACCCTGAGCGTCATTTTTATACACCACAGCACCATCAGCTTCTATTGTTGAAATAGGATATGCAATATCAGAAGCAGACACTTTTAATTGTGTAAACCCATCCACATCCTCTTCCAATGTACCATTGTTAATCAATGATTCTGGTCCAGTATATCCAGTATAATTATATCCACTACCCGGTGCATTTATTTCAGAACCAGATACTTGATTCCAATACATATAATCACTAAATGCCCCCGTTGCAAAATTATCGAATGCAGCAGATGTAACCAATGCAAGTCTAAAACCATCGGCTGGTATATTATAAAATTTAAGTTCACCTTTTGCAATCAATAACTTTACATGGTCAAAAACATAACTTGTTGCCATTTATTTTCTCCTTATAATAATTGTGAAGCGTGGTCTGCTGTTCCACCCATTGCTTGTAGTGCAACTGGAGGAGGACCAGACGGTGCTTCCAATATAGCGTTTGTATTATTATCCACCTGTGCTTGTGCAGGTGGTTGTTGTGGTTGTCCAAATTCAACATTATGAACTTCACCCTGTTTAACTTCACCAATCTTAGCAGGTTTTTCACATACCGAAGTACCTCGAGGCTCATCCAGTATACCCATAGCCACCTGAACTTGAGATTGTATAGGTATATTTTTACTTTCACCAAGTTTTTCACCTTCAGGCTTAAAATTTTCAAATCCTTCAGGCATTTTCAACATTGATTGTTGTGGTGCCACTGCCACAGAACCAACATTAGCGTCATTATGGTGGTGGAGGTGGACCTTGTGGTGCCATTTGTTGTGGCATTGGAGGTCTCCCCGGAAATTGATTCCCAATCGGTCTATTATAATTCGGTATTGGTGGCTGTTGTCCATAGTATTGTTGTGGTTGATTCATCATTGGTTGTTGCATACCACCACCCACCCCCATTTCACTTGGAGCATAATATGGGTCATCACTACTCGGAACACCAGCTAAAATATCAGCAGCAACATCAGCAGTTTTTTTCAAAAACTTAGAATTTTGAGGTATTCCCTGTTGTTGAGAATAATAACCTTGTTGCTGTTGCTGTTTCATTTTATGCATACGTTCTTTAAAAGACATTTTCCTTTGTGGTTGTCTCATAACTTGAGGTTCATCATATTCAACCATAATACCATCATCTTCGTAGTCTTCACTAAAAACATTTTGAATAACAGCATTTATTTTAGGTTTACTTAATCCCAAATTAAAAAGCTCATTCACCATTCTTTTTTTATAAATAGAAATATCATATGACTCAGATTCAGAAATATCTTCTTCAACTTCATCAACATACATATCTTCTTGTTCAACAATTTTTTCTACATATTTTTCTTTTTTCTTAACAGAACCTGTACTAAAATCATTTTCCATTTTATCAAGGTATTTTAAGAATCCTCCCATTATATTCCTCCTACTATTCCATTAAAAAATCATTTGCACGGTCAGCAACATTCAAATTAAACAGACAATTTTCTTCAACAGAATCTCCTTCATCTGTTTCTTCAACGTCTGGTTCTGCAAGATTCATATCAACCAATATATCACCCATTTTACCAATTAATTCTTTTAAGAATGCTTGTCCAATATCATCTTCAGTATTCACTATTTCTGAAAAATAATTAACAAATTCAACTCTCGCTTCATTATCTTGTAAATCTTTTTCAACATCAAAAGAAGCCATAGTTTTTAAGATTTCTTTTATCTTTTCGCTCGTTTCCATTTAATTCTCCTATTTTTTACGTGTTACTAACAATTTCATTTCAAATTTTTTAAGTCCATCCAATACAAATTCATCAATCTGTGCATGGAATTTTAATTTACTTTTAGTTGCTTCTTGTAAATCTTTCACATAATTCTGCAACAGTTCTTCATTTTTAGGACAATCATCTTTAGTAACTGCATAAATATGAAGCGATTCATTATTCACATCCATTGATGGTGTAATTGATTGAATTGAAGAATAACAAGGTTTCTTTAAAACATTATTAACCTCTTCAAATACTGCATACAAATCACCATTCTCTGTAATCTCCTCTTCAAATCTTTCAATTTCATCATAGACTTCAGATTCATAACCATCTATCTTTTTAGTTTTTTCTTCTTTTCCCAAAAAAGTTGAAGAATATTCAGCCAAATAATCTTTATGTTTACTCATACAAAACCCCTTATATTTTTGTTAAGTCTATTGTTTTATTCACATAATTGAAATTCTGTTCTTTATAATATCTTAACCTTGTGAGAAATTGTTTGAACAAATAATTGTAATCATATTTATCTTTTTGATTCTTACGTTTTCTTTTTTCCCAACGCATATCATCAACTATATCCCACCAAATCATTTGGTTTTTAGTTTCGTGTAATCTCAATCCTCTACCAATAGACTGAAGCACTTTAATCTTTGATTTATAAGAACTTGCTGCAATTATATGATGGAGTTTTTTGATATTAATACCTGTTGACATTGTTCCATATGTTGCAACAATTACAACACCATCATTTTTTTCAGTAAATTGTCTTATCTCTTCTCTCTTATGTGCGTCCACACTACCATGAATTATGAATTGCTTACGTCCGAGTCTCCCACACAACTCTT